AACTCTTCAGGAGTCAAGTCAAGCATCTCAAGTTCTCTCTTTTGGGCTATCTTACGGAGAGCCACGTTAGTCGGAAACTGACTCATTACAAATTGAAACTTCTGAATTGATTTAGTAGTCTCAACTTCTTGTTCACTTGTGCTTCTGACCATCGGTTCATATCCGGCTTGGGACTTCCAATCGTTTAAGAAAACTCTTTTGGGATAGAGCTTGCCATTCCTGCTTTGTTTATAAAGTTTCAAAAACTTCGGAGCATTGGTATGCATCATTTTGTCCCATTTCCAGGCTAACTCATACCAAGCTAATCGGTAGAATTTAGCCATGCCAGTGGCTCTTTCATTGGCTTTGCCGACAAGTATCTGAATCTCGCCTAAAGTCTGTTGACCTTGTTCGCCTTGGCCTTTTTCGATTGCAGTAGCGCCTGTTCCTCGTTCAACAATATTCGTGAGAGTTGAGATTGCTTCTAAGGTGTCATCAAGACCACTTATCTCAACTGGCTTGATTACTTTCGATATATCCTCTCCTGGAGGGGCCGGGAGCATCATGCCCGGCCCAGGCGTGTAGGTTTGAGGCGTATATCCTTGCAAGGGCAAAAACCAATGCATCTGAAAGTTTTTAAGAGTTCGATTCTCAATTAACTGTGAGAACCAGACATTTAAAACCTTGTTAGGTGTTCGGACTAAATCAGCTATCGAATCCGGGTAAATATCGTTAACTTCAGGGTCTTCAGCCCAGAATACAAATGGCCAGAAGTCTACTCCAATGCATTCATCAAGAGTTTCATTATAAAGTTCAATGTAGTCATCGGCATAAACACAAACTCGCTTAATAAACTTGTTCTTTCTGGCATCCCATTGTTGATAAAAGTGTTCAGTCAGGTTTACGATCCTATCTCCACCGGCATATAAAGGAAATTCTGAATGCTTAACTCCCATCGCTTGGATACGCTCCATTTTCTTTTCCCAGTCTTCACGATTCTTCTCGCCTTGAGTTATACCCGGTGTAGTATCAGCCCATATTTTTAATTGGTTCTTGCCTTCTGTGGTGTATCTGTCATCAGCTAGAATTTCCCTGATACTCCTAAAGATATTTTGGTGAGTTATAAACCGGGCCGTGTCTATGTCCCAAGGACTCATCAAGGGGTCAATATAGATATCATAAGCATCCAACACTGAAACATCTATGCCTTGCTCACCGATATTCAGTTTCTTAACTGAGAATCCATAGAGTAGGACATTCTTCTTGTCAAGAACATCTATCAGTTCCAGGTTATTATCTTTGACTTGCTGATTCCAAATCTCCTGATAGATGAGCTCCTTTTGTTCATCACCCGACATTTCTTTCCATTCCACATTCGGAGCATCATCAACACGAGCCAAGAGAGTCTTGATCGTCTCTTTCATCAAGGGAATGTTCACTGCTTGTCTTTGAGTAAGCCGGTTAGTCTTTACTTTGTTACGGTAAAGCTCATAGTTATCATTCCAGTCTGTGTGTTTGTGTTCCTGAAGCTTTCGTCCAGTCTCTTTCTCAGCAAAAAGCTTCTCCATCAGAGGGCTACGTGTCCAACTATTAGTATTGTAGTCATACGATGCCATATAATAAAAGCGACCCCTGTAGGCCGCTCATTGTTTGAGTTTGGCTATATATATTTCAATTATACTCTTATAAAGAACTAAGTCAATTCTTTGGCTGGATTTCCAATAACTGTTTTATTCGCTTTAACAGATTTTGTAACAACTGCTCCCGCTCCGATTGTAGCATTCTCACCGATTTCAATACCCGGAAGTATTGTTGTATGCGCTCCGATAACTGCTCCCCGCTTAACAAGGGTCTTCGTCCAATCTTTTCCTTTGGATGGCGGATGTTTATCATTAGTGAAACAGACATGAGGTCCGATGAAAACATCATCTTCGATAGTTACACCTTCAGGTATAAATACAAAGGCTTGTATCTTGCATCTGTCTCCGACTTTAACATTAGCTCCGATCCAAACCGGAGAATGGATCTTGCAGTCATCTCCAAACCAAGCTGAGGAATGAATGTTTGACAGATGCGAATTGTAAATTACAGTCGTCGGTCCATGTATCATTGTTTCCTCCTACCAATTTATCCTTTATTTTCATATACCTATCTTATCATGTCTTTTCTTTTTCTCCAAGGCCAGTAGGATAACTGTACTCCCATAAATTTGCCCTCTGAATCAAAATGAATGATGGCTTGGCCGCCCCGGACTCCATCCAAAGCGCCTTTAGTTATCAACACGGTGATTATCTCAGTGTACTTCTCCAGTTGTTCTTTGGTTACTCCTTCTATTTTAATTTCTATGTTCATTTAAAAGGGAATATCTCTGTCAGCATAAAAACCCAAAACAGGTTTGGTGGCTTCAGGTATTTTAAAGTTTGGTTTCTTAATGATTGAATTTAATCCGTATCTTATGGCATCCATCGAGTGGGAGAATGTATGCTCCGGTTCGTTAAGTATCTTACCTTCCTTGTCAGTTTCCCACAGATAGTTTCGGTATTCCTTAATAATGTTAATACTTCGCTTGGTGACTGATATTCGTTGATCTTGAATAAGTTGAATCCCATTATTAACTGAGTCTTTACCCTTTTCGGCTGGAAGAATGTTGATGCCATAGCTTTTGATCTCATCTATTGATTTAGGTTCAGCACTATCAGCTATTACTAGCTTGAGTGGCTGATTGTTTAGAATGTCAGCTATTTGTTTGTTACTTAATCCTTTCTGAAAACATATCTCATCTAACAGATATCCGCCATCATAATAGTATATTGCAACAATGGCTGTCGGGTCATTCGAATATCCAAAATCGAGTCCGTATCGTTCAAGTCGTGCGTGATGATGGATGTCATCAATGATTGCCCAGTCCTTGTATATTTTACCTTCCACCTCCCCAAGTTCCCCCAAACCATAGACTTGCCACCAGCCTTTACGGTCTTTTCTTTGTTCAATAGCTTCGATAATTCTTTTATCAAGTCCTTCGTTATCTTTGTAAGTGAGAATAAGTTTTTCACAATCAGGTCTTTTTTCAACTTTATCATAAAACCAATATTCTGAAACAGGATTCCAATCGAGGAATACAAATTCTTTAGTTCTAACTTCTAATTGGTCAAATGTTTCATATGGAACATTGTTGGCTTCATTTATAAACAATCTATCACGTCTTGGGCCTCTTACTTTACCCGGTTGGTCTACACTGAAGAACTCTATTTTTGAACCTGTCTCAAACGTATAAGTGTAATCGGTTTTATTCCAACGCTTATCTTTGAAATATCCCTGCTGTTGCATTATTGAGAGAAAGTCTAGCATTACTCCTCTCTTTAAATGCGGGAAACTTTCTGAAACTATGCTAGTTATTGTAGGAACTTCATCTTGTTGACCTAAATCTATTAAAACAGCTGTTATTCCTAAAGTCTTACCGGCTGATGTTCCACCTTGAACGGCTCTAATCCGTTTTTTTAAGTTCGCTATCTTGTGGATTGCTTGGGTTATTTCGTAGGGCATTGAGTAAGGGACTTGGTTTTAATTCTACTAAAGTATCTGTTGTTTGATGAGGATTACCTTCAGCCATTCGGTATCTCATTTCTGCCGATATTGTTTTGAGAAATTCTTCTTTTTCTTCAGGAGTCATCTTGGCAAACTTCTCTCTATCGTATTCTTTTAAACTTTGGCCAACAGGTCTACCTTGAGGATTGGCATTATTACCGGGTCCAAATGTGCCATCACTCCTCCGATTGGCTACCGGTTTAATCGGTTCTTTCACTTCTTGACTATTTTCTAGTTCGTTGTCTAATGGCATATATTTATCATTATTCTTAGATATTACTTCCTCTTGACTTGTTTCAATATTTTGTGTCTAATTAGCCATAGTATTAGTCTTTCATCTTCTACTATATTCGGGTTTAATTCCATTATCTTTCTTAAATGCCATCCAATTGAGAGAGCATTATACATTATCTCAAAATCCTTATTATTGCTGGGTTTTGTGTCATTATAATTCTTCAATGTATTTCTTGGTTACTTGGATGAGTTCATGCAGTGCGGTTATAGTCTCATTGATGCCTTGATGACCCTCAGGAAGCTCTGCTGTTGGTTTTGAACCTTGAACTTCTATATCAAGAGATTTCATTTGGGCAAGTTTCTTGTCTATATCTGCCTGGAGTCTTATCTCATCGTCTCCCAGACGGGCAAATTCATCTTTGTTTGTATCTTTTAGCTTGCCGGGTTCAGATTCAGCCTTAATCTGGGTTTTGAGTATCTCCATGCGGGACCGAAGCTGGTCATACTCTTGCCGGATTTGCTCCCGGAC